ACCCTCGACCCGTGTATCAGGCTTGAGCACATAAGAAAATTTGTTATTTTTTTTTATAGCGTTGAGTGATGTTGGGTCTATATGTATAGTAGGAAGTAATTTTTGCATTTCAAACTTACAATGATCAAAAGTAGTTTTTTTATGTCTGTTAAACCGTCCCTGATAGTGTTTAAACCCTCCCGCGCCGAGTTCTAACTGAAAAGCCCAGTTTTTAAAGCCTCTCATAACTTTTATTATCTCCGATAATTCCGGCGCTTTGTCCGCACTAAGCGTAAAGTCAAAGACTGCTATAACCGATGTCATAAGATTTTATATATAATCTATATATAAAATTTTTTTTCATTTTTTAAACGCGCGTTTTTAATTATCATAAAAAACTAAATGTGAATCTAATGTATAACTTACATCAGCAGCTGTTACTGAATCTTGAACAAATAGCATGAAGAAGCCACCGGACACAGGGGGAGCCGTTGTACCGTCATAAAATTCCATGTGTTCCTTAATTTGTTTATCTTTACCATTAAGCTTTATAGTTTCTTTTATATCAACAGAAGTTTTCGACACATTATCTAAAGTGAAGGTACCTGTACGGGCGATCTCTATCCGGCGATTACGATCCCCCTTAGATCCAGTAATCGAACCAACTAAGAAGGATAATGGCGCATACACAGTGCCTAAAGCACCTATAATATCAGCAGCGACAGGAGCAACGCCAACAGCATTTGGAGACTCCCCCCACCATCTAAATATAATATAACGTATAGTAGTATGCATACGACCTGCAGTATCTTTGTTAATATGTGCGTGTATAGTTTGGTATTTGGGCAATACTCTGTCACCATCCCGACTAGTCCCAGTGTCTCCCTGTGGAACGTTATTCAGGGCTAATATGACCCCGTTCCAGTCAAAATTGCCGGTTGCCGAATAATAATGATTTTTAGGCTCACTATTAATTAAACCCTTTAAGTACATAACATCCGATGCTAACTGTTTGACAGCAGGAACATAGACCCGAGCCCGCTTGTTAATAGCTGGGTATTTACGGGAAGCATAACGAGCGTATTTTTGAACTGACATTTTCTTATATATTTACTATATAAAGAAAATAATTTTTTGAAAATAAACGCGCGTTTTTTTATAGTAAAAAAAAACGTGTAAAAAAATATTATATATTTTTTTTTAACTCAATTTTTCACACGCGAAAAATCCAAAAAATGAAAATCCATTTAATGAACCCGCTTACGGGTTGCATTTTTTTTGGCGACGTGCAAGACGTCTGTAATACTACAAAAAAAAATGCACATGTACATATACCATATATATATATTTTAACTTTGTGGAAACATCGGAAACAATCGGAATCTGTGTTCTAAATCGTGCGGAAATATTACGGAAACTTGCGGAAACTGTGGAAACGAGGCGCCGTCAAATGGATAAAACGACGCGCAAGCGCGGACGGACGCCGAAAAATAAAAAACAAGTTTTTTATTTTTCTAAAAAAACAAGTTTTTTTACGTCCTACGTTTTATGCCCTCGCTACTCTCGGGGCGCTAAAGCGCAGCTATAATATAATGATAATCTACCATTGTATTATTTACTTAGTCTTCTGGTTCTTCTTCTTGTGTATCTAAACACTTAATATTTATATCAATTAATTTATCTTGATCTACGGCGTGTATTTTCCAACGATCGTTAGAAAGATAACGAGCACTGGGGAGTTCATTAGTCATGACTATAACGGCGGGAGAATCAATAAATTTACGCTTAAAAGCGTATCTATCGTCATATACATATCCGTTTTTAATTTGTTCTATAGCACTGTACATACCGTTTAATTTCTCTTTATTCATTGCACGTGTCATATCTATAATATATAATTTAGCGACAGGTAACCCATGAACCATACGCATAATATCACGCGCATCATTACAAGGCGGGATATATTCAGCCTTTCTTTTACAGGTCAGGGACAACCCGAATAAAGTTTTCCCGATACCCCCTATAGGGTCGTACAAAATATGAACATTCCTGTATATTTTTAAGGTAATAATTTCATTTATAACTAAGTCATATAATGCTTGTTGCCAGTATCTAAGCTCATACCTATACTGAATAGGGATATACAATATTTCGGCGTCCTCATCTTGATCAGTCCATGGACCCTCGACCCGTGTATCAGGCTTGAGCACATAAGAAAATTTGTTATTTTTTTTTATAGCGTTGAGTGATGTTGGGTCTATATGTATAGTAGGAAGTAATTTTTGCATTTCAAACTTACAA